GCGAAATTCCTAGCCATAACCATGATTCTGCGATTACTCGCATTCATAAACTGAGTAATCAGGTCAGAACTGTTTTGTTTGCTAACAACAGTGCTGTCCATGCCTCGCGCCATACGACTCATGCCGCTACGCGCTTCCTTCTCAGTTTCTAAGTTTTCAATCGCTTGGAACACAGTGCCTGACAAGTTAGGCATCGGCATCGGACGCACCACGTTCTCAGGATTTGGTGAGTTCACGTCGATAATCGCCCCCACCTTGTTATCCAATAAATCTCTGGGATTTTTCACAAGTGATAGGTTTGCGATGAACCGTGAGGTGTTGGTCATAAACGTATGATCAACCACACCACGCTTCAAACTACTCTGCGTTTTCTGAATGTCGAACAGCACATCAGCCAAGCTCATACCGTGGAAGCGGTGAGGTAATGGGAACGGTGTGAAGTAGCGGAAAGGCTTTTCGCTTACGATCTCTAAGTCCAATAAGACTCTGCGGCTGTGAAGCACTTTCAGCACTACACACTTCTGCAAGTCTTCACGATATTTCTTCATGTACGACTCATAGATCGTGACATACGAACGGTCGCCATCATCCTCGTAGGAGTCATCGTGTCGAAATCCATCAACAGCATCACGGCCTAGTGAGCCGTCTTCGTGCATATCTTTGTCTTCATCTAGCTTTGCTACTAACTCAGGATCGTATCCCTCGCTCAGTAACTCACCTCGCGTTCTACTGGTGCGGTGCGAACAAAAATCCGCGTCTTCTTCATCTGTAGCGCGTGGTGTTATGAGGAAGTCTTCAGGAGGTATAACTTCGATGCAGATTTTGCTTTTGTCGATCTTCCGAACAAGCTCACCGCTGTACATAACCTGAGAAGCTTCGACAGGTTGTCCGGTCATAGGATCTTGAACCTGAACGCTTTGAGCTTCTTCTGCGTATTCCGTGATTGTTACATTTGGATCAGAAACAATTTGGTTGAAGCTTGCTTCATCCACACCCTCAAATGTCTCTTCGTCATACTCGTAGTAGTTCTTGTAGTAACGCTTAACAATGCCCGTCTTAGCGACCAGTGCATCGTGTATCACGTCATGCAGAATCTTTGAGCCTTTGTTCTCTCTGTAGAAGATGTAGTTAGTCAGCGCAGTCGCCATCTTTGCAGGGATAAAATCCTCTGCGGTTTGTGGATCAAAGCGGCAGATGTCTCTATCCGCGCTGAAGGTTTCCATAAGCATTGCTTTGACCGACTCAACTGCGTCAAAAACGTCCATGCTTACGTGTTGCGATCTGCCAGTGCGCTCATTACCCATCGGTTGGCCGTAGTAATAGCGGTGACCTTTATCACGCTGTTGACCAATCTCGCTCTCAGCATATGAGTCTGCGGCATTGATGCTGTTTTCTAGTGAGGCAAGCAACTCACCTTCATTAATCTCAGAAGCTATATTCATTTGTCGTATACCCTGTTGAACCGTTAGTTAGTTGCTCTCGCTCTACTTGGTTCTGACCGAACCGCGTTACGCTAATAGCTGAATATCGTGTCGCATCCATAAGGTCATCGAACTCCTTATGAATTTTTCCTTTTTTCCTGTGGTATCTGCGGAACTCCTCAAACCACGGAACCAGATTGCTGAACACTCGTAACCGCCCAGTTCTGAATCTTTCCAACATCTCCATCAGTGCAGGTTCGACAAAATTCGTACCGTCTGGGTTGGTGAATTTGCCGATCATCAGCACCCCCGCCTCCAGATACATCTCTGCCAGTGTCTTACCTGAACCTTTCTCCGTGTTGTCACCGTCATGTGGATAAATACACGGGATAGTCTTGCCACGGCTCTTAATCACAGCGGCATGAACTGCGGGAATCTCGCCTTCTTTTTTGTATGCGTCATAAACGTAGATAACGTCTGAGTCAGGATCGTATGCTGTCCAAACACAGGTTGTTGGGTGTGTAATACCGAAGTCCACAGCACACAATTTCTTGTAGTGCGCGGGTATCTCAAACGGCTCACACTTAATCGCCTCTTCCGCGATTGGGAAGACCATGCCCTCACCCAGAACGGGTATACCCTTTGACCGCATATCTCTCTGGTACTCAGGAATTGCCGCCAACAACTGCTCTTTAGTCTCGTCAGTGATGTGTGGCGCATCGTTCCAAGTAACATTCTGGAGATACTGACCCTTGTTCGGGTTGTCCATGAACTGGCTGACCAACTCAGTCATGCCGTTCTCCGGTGTTAAAGTACCGACGAGGTAGCCGCCCTTTCCATCGTTACCTGTCGCTGTTCGCGTTAGACACTGTGGGTATATTGTGGGGTCGGTTGGCTCCTCATCGATCCAGATGTAGTCCTGACTCGAACCCATGAGGACGTGTTGCCCCTGAGTGTAGGACTTAAAACTTACTAGGCTTGTGTTCCCTGCCGCATGGCGTACCGCCACATCTCTTGGTAAGCGTGGCGTACCCATCGCAGGGGTTACTTGGTAGATGAGCCTTTGAGGTATGAGGCCAGAGCCGTCGAACTTACCCTCGCCCAAATACATACCCATCAATTCCTTGACGATTACATCCCTCAACTGCTCACCGGATACACCCAAGCACCATATCTTGGTCGGTCTGGTGAACCGGATACCTTCCCACCAATCTGGATATAAGCCTGTTAAGTGGAATGCAACTTCTGCGGCCTGTGAAGCAGTTTTGCCTACACGGTTTGCCGCCATCAGCATTCTTTGCTTGTTATCCTTTCCGGCTTTGTAAAATTCTTCCTGCCAACCGTATGGTTGCCAATACTGTATGCGGTTCTGCGCTTTGTGCAGTTTCACCACGCGCATGGCCTCTGCAATTTTTGCCGCCTTATTTTTCTGCGACTCTGTCAGAGCAGGTACTTTCTTTTTTGAACCCGATTTTTTTGAAGCCGTTTCTATCAAAAGTTTAAGTCCCTTAATTTTCTAGGCTTGTAATCCGTTCCTGCTCTATAACGTCTTGCAAACTCTTGGTCTTCGTTGATTCGAGCTTTTGCGGCTCTGAGCATTGGATCAGTCATCTCTGCGGGATGCGTGTTGATGAGATCGTCATCAGAAAAAACATCGCGCAAAAAGCCTTTCATTTCTTTGTCACGCAACACGGAGGTTGGATCTAATGCCGCTACTGCGTCATGCAACATCCCGCCCACGCCTAATGTTTTTGGTTTCATGTCTCCTAGTGGCATAAAAAGGCCGCCCTATGTGTACTCAGATATGAGGGGGCGTATGCTCCCTCAGAGGTACTCCGATTTTGCGAAGCGGGTTTGAACGAGCGCACCCTCACAGCCTCAAAGCCTGGTAAGTCATTGATTTTATTAGGGTTTTTATCCCATGAAGCATCGGAGCGATCATAGCTTGCTAGGGTCTATCCCTGCATCCCGTAAGGCTTGAAGGGCTGAGTCCACGTCATGGTCGACAACCACTGAGCCTGTGAGGTTAGTGTCCACTTCCTGCTTATCCCGCCATCCTGCTCGGTTTTTTAAAAAAAATATGGCCGCTGAGGTGTTGGGCTTGTCTGCATCAGTGGCTGAGTTGAACAGTTGGTTGGTGACAGCAGTGATCCCCTCCTGCTTCCCCGCCTTTAAGGTACGTTCAAACTGTTCATCGTCCTTCTTGCGTCTGGTGATAGTAGACACTGAGATGCCAAGGCTTGTAGCTATCTGCTCTTCGGAAAGCCCCATCTTTGCTAGGTTGTACAGCTTTTCGTAATCGATGACCTTTGTGTTTGCCAAGTTGATAACTCCCGTTAGATAGCGAATGAAGCGCATTATAACGCCATTACAACCATTTGTGGTGTATCCCCTGATGAGTTGACTACAGCGGTTGACGATTCAGGGGACACATAAACCCTGCTGATATAATGATCGATGCCTATTCAGGCACATAGCCAACCGTAGTCGGAGCACCCCATTGATCGCAGAAATAACAATGGCGGTGAGTGCCGCCAAGTCAGCCCATAGTTTCATCACCAAAGCAGTCGGTGCAGGTCACAGCATCATGGACTTGTCTGATCGTGTAGCCACGTTCTATGACAGTCGGGATGCAGTGCTTGCGGCAGAGGCCGCTAACAACACTCGCAAAGGTTTCATGTCAGGTGGGTCAGTCGAGGCTGAAGCTTTGAAGATTGTCACCGCTAAGAAGCAGTTGGCCGATTTTGAAAATCAGTTGCGTGAGATCATCATCTATACCGCAGGACAAGACTTCTACGTCGAGATGATTCGAGAGCGTCGAAAGATAAAAGATGCCAGAGTCAAAGCGGCAAGAGACAGAGCCGCAA